AGATTGGATTCTTGACTCCAGCCTATTTGTTTATTAGGTATACTCATTATACAAAAATATGATGTTTATTGTAACAATTAATGCTTTACAATAATTTAGTATAACTAAACTAGTTATAAAATAATATTCAAATTAGTTATCTTCCTTGACCTCTATATTTAGAGCTAGGAGATGAATGTTTATTGGTAGTTTTAGAATGTTTTCCTATACGTCTTTTACCAAAAGTCACTTTACCTTTATCCTTTATTATATTTGCTTTCTTTGCCATTGGTTGGTTTATTTATAAGGAATATATTTTGTATCACCATTCTTTTTAATGGCTTTTAAGATTTGCTTACGTTGTTTACCATTAGCTTTATAACTAACGTGTACCCATGAAGGATTAGTATCATCACCAAATTCCCAAATAAGCTGATCAAAATTTAAATTATCTTTTATGTATTTAAAGATTTCACTATTCTTAATTGCTGTTCCATCCATGTCAATATCAAAAGCTTCACCTAAACAATGTTGACTAGTTAATGATGTACCAGGAACAAGTCTATTTAACTTCTCACTTCTATATCCTGAACTTATATGTATTGGAACTTTAAAATGTTCTCTAATTGGTTGAAAGATATTAGTTGCTAGTATTTTTAAGCTTTCTAAATGTTTTTCTGTTGGCATATTATCTATACCACTTCTTTTAGCAGATTCACTTCTAGTCACTTCTGACAAATCTAAATTCTCTGATAGTTTCATTTCTTAAATATCTTTTCAGCTGAGGTTAATCCTAAACATCCAAAAGCCAATAAGGCTACTGATTCTACTAATATTGTTGATGGTGCAGTGTGTTCTTCACTAAACGAATTATGGTACATAGTAACGCATAAAGCTATTACACATAACAATCCACATAAACGCTTCATGCTTAGACTTCCACTTTCATCACAAAAAAACTGTTTCATATTATTTAATTTTAAAGTCCTTATTAATACCTATAGAGTATGATGCAAATGTATCTCCAAAAGCACTCTGAGCACCATAACTTAAAACAAATGAATATTCTTTTTTTAATGGTATTGTATAATTGAAATCATATTCCATCGTAATATCTTTATGATAGTAAAAATATCCAATAGCTGCACTTACACTAAACCTTTCATAAATAGGAAAGGTGGCCATAGCTTCTTGATAAAAATCCTTTCTGTCAAATGTCCACCAACCACTATTAATTCCCACTGCTGTATTCCCAAAATACTTTCCCACTTCAATAGTTCCACCTAATAAGTTTTTAGTGTCCTGAAGCTTAGTATCAAACGCTACATTAGGAGCAGCCATTATATAATACTGAGCCTTTGATTCTAAAGCAATAAAAAATAATAAAATAAATATTAATCTCATTTCTGTTTAACTGCCACTTTTCTTACTGCCACCTTTTTAACTGCCACTTTTCTTAGTGGTTTCTTTGGTAAAGCAGGTTTCTTAAACATATCATAAACAATAGAACCTAACAGAGTAATAGCAAGTGCAATTGCTCCTATTATAAAACTAGAAAACTTATCAAGAAGAGAAATCATTTCTTTGGTTTCTCTTGCTCCAATTTTAGTTTGTATATCTATTAATTCATTTACATATTTTAATACAGGATAGATTTTTGCATCCATTTCTTTAGCTTCATCATCTGTAATAATTTCATCTAAAGTAATTTTTACAAAGAATTCATCTGCTATCTCAATATACATTTCAGCTTTTTGGCTTATTTCTTTTTCTTCTGGAGTTTGATATGTATTTAAATAAGCAGCCCACATTGTATCTGTTATTTCTTTTTCTTTTTGAATAGAAATTAAATCAATCTTACCACCCTTTATTACTTTAATTTGATCTTGTATAGTTGATCCATAATAATCAAACTTCCTACTTAGGTAAGGTTGTGGAACTAATCTATCTTCATAAATACTTGTAGCACTTTGCTTTATAGTATGTTCTACATATTTACCAAATCCTGCAATAGCTAAAATTATAGCAGTTAATATAATGAGTAATATATTTTTCATTTCCTTCTTCTTGTTGGTTTAGGTTGCTCTTTTTTTATAAAAGACATTGGGTCAGCAGCAAACTGTCCACTTAGTTTTAGCACTCCATTTATTATCTCAGGACTATTTAACCCAACCAGTCCATAGGTAATAGCTTTATACATTGAACTAATCTCAAATTGCTCCATCACAAACCATGCAATCAAAGATGCTATCATTGCACTTATCATCTTTTTTGTTACATCTATTCCTGATTGATTCTCACTTGTTGTAACAAGTCGAGCAACCATTCCAGCTGCACCAATGAGTAAAACTACCCACCCCCCCTCTAAAAAATTTTTTATAAAATTTTCCAATGTTATCTTGCTTAAACTTTATAATTTCAATGAATACCCTACTGAATATCCTGACATTCCATATCCAATATTAAATAAGCCTTTCTTACGTGTCTTTAAACTTATAATGAAGTTATGATTCACTTGTGTGTAATCTGTGCTTATATCGCTTCTCAATCCTAAGTATAAAGCAGATTTAGATTTATTAGTAATGTTATTTGTAATTGTTATTGTTTTTTCTTGGACTTGGGCTTTAAATGATCTCCCAATGATTCTATTTTGACTGATGGTATCTTTGATAACAAAGAGGTTACTGTCTTGCTTGATGCTGTCTGTATACTCTTTAATTTGGTTATAATCTTTAACAATATAGGCTGTATCATGTTTTTCTTTATAAATATTAGTGAAAATGGTATCTAAAACTTTAAAAGGTATGTTGTCTCCTTTAGTATATTTAGTTAAAGTTTTAGTAGTGACTATTGTATCTATTTTAGTTTTAGTGACAGTTGTTGTTTTTGGAATTCTAAATTCAAACAAAAACAAAGACAATAAAATTAAAATAAATATTATTCCATTCTTAATCATTTTATTTTATTAGTTGCTTTAATGTAATACCTAATGGCAAAAAATCCACTTATTATAGCTACCAGAGAAGCTATTAAAGTTACCATTGGTTGTATATCAGCAATACTTAGCATTGCACCTGATACACTTACGAGAGTCGCAAAATCAGCGTTAGTATTTGTCATCTTTTAATTTGGGGAATTTAATTTTATGTGTAGAAAGGCAATCTACACTATGAGTAACAAAGCTAAGTATTAGTTTTGAGAATTGCAAATGTTTTTTTACATTTGATGAATAAAACCAATGATTATGCCTTACAGTTTTACATATTTCAAACCAGAAGTTAAAGAATGGTTTATTTCTAATGTGCCCATCTCATACAGAGTGTTAGATGTAGGCCCTGGAATAGGTACATACTCAGATATTTTACGTTCATCAGGATATAAATTAGATGCTATTGAAATCTTTGAGCCTTATATTGAGAAATACAATCTTAAAGAAAAATATGACAATGTTTATATTGGTGATATTACATTATTCAATATTGATGATTATGATTTTATTATACTTGGAGATGTATTAGAACATCTAAAGGTGGATGATGCTGTAAACTTGATCAATTCAATTATTAATAGTGGTAAGGAATGTTTAGTAGCTGTACCATATAAAATGGAACAAGGAGAACATGAGGGTAATATATACGAAACTCATCATCAACCAGATCTAACAATAGATGTGATGAAAGAGAGATATAGTAAATTAGAATGTATATATAACAATGAATATTATGGATATTATACGTATATAAATATAAAATTTGAAAAAGCATATGTATTATATGCAAATGCATCTTATTTTGACACAGTGCTATCTTGTGTAAAATCTATAAAGACATTTAGTGATGTTCCTGTTATAGTATATATGCTTAATTCTAAGCTAAAGATTGATGGAGCTCTTACAATAAATTGGGAATGTGACGTAGATATCATTCATAAACAGAAATATATAGATAGAACGAATGATAAAGTGTACAAGCTGTTAATACAACGTCCACTTATTGTTAAAGATGCTCTAATGAACTATGCCAAATCTGTTGCTTATATAGATGCAGATAGTGTAGCTACAAAATATGTAGACAATATATTTACAATGTTTGATAATAAATCTGTTCATCCATATTTTGTAGAAGGTATGTATGAATATTTATTAATTAATGGTAGAGGAGGTGCAGCTAGTAGAAAAGATCTATCTACAACACTAGAACATCCAGCATGTGAGTTATTTAATGTTAACCAATATGTAAGACAGAAATATAGACAAACTGGTTATTTTGTATCTGGACAGAATTGTATAGAGTTTTTAGATGAGTGGTATAACATGTGTATTCATCCAGAAGTGTTAGCCCACCATACGCATTATGCTCCCTATCATGAAGAAACTATTGTTAATGTTTTATTGTGGAAGAAGAACATACATACAGGTCTTCCTTACATATATATGAATGGATCATATGATACTATCAATGAAGTGTATGACACTATTGGGTTTAATGGTAAAGATAATACTGTTAGAGAATGGGTGAAGATTCCTAAGACTAAATCAAATTTATTATTCTTTCATGGAGAAAAAGATTCTGTAATAATGAATAAAATGATAGCTAAACTAAATAGTAAATTAAAAATATTGTTTTTAGCACCCCATTTATCTACAGGAGGAATGCCAGCATTCTTATTAAAAAGAATAGAGGCTTTGAAAAGCAATAATGATGTAGAAATATTTGTTGTAGAGTATCAATGCTATAGTATTGATTATGTTGTACAAAGAAATCAAATAATGAACATTGTTAATCCAAACTTTCGTACACTATGGGAGAATAAAATGGAACTGTTTGATGTTATAAATGATTGGAAACCTGATATTATCCATATAGATGAAATGTCTGAGAGATTAGATAGGGAAATGATCGTATCATTATACAATCATAACAGATCATATCGTATCATTGAAACTTGTCATGATGTATCATTTAATCCAAATGATAAAATGTTTCATCCAGATGCATATGCTTTCTGTACACCTCATCACTTAAAGACATTTAATAACACCATTTCTTATAAACAAGTGATTGAGTTTCCAATAGAGGATTTGAAGAATAAAAAATGTATATGGGATGAAGCTATGATGGATCTAGATTTTGATTTCTCAAAAGAACATGTTGTAAATGTTGGACTATGGACTTCAGGAAAGAATCAAAAAGAAGCTGTTGAACTAGCAAGACAAATGCCTGATGTACAGTTTCATTTTATAGGAAACATGGCTCCTAACTTTAGAGACTATTGGCATCCAATAATATTAGATCTTCCAGATAATTGTAAAATATGGGGAGAACGTGATGATGTTTATAAATTCTTAATGGCCTCAGATGTATTTATGTTTAATAGCACTTGGGAATGTAATCCTTTAGTTATTAGAGAAGCTATTGGTCATGAGTGTAAAATATTAGCTAGAGATTTGCCACAATATTGTGGAATGTTTGATGGATACATTACACCAATAGGTGATAATTTAAAAGAACAATTAGAAGAAGCATTAGAACAGCCTGTTACATACACTATTCCTACTAATCAGTTTATTAATTTTAGAGACAATCATATTGCTTTATATAAACAAGTGGTTAGTAGTGCTACCCAGATGAGTAATGTAAGTATTAATCAACATTTTGTCAACAATCCATTTCTTGAAATAAAAGGAACTTCTGATAGTGTATTTAAAATATGTTTTTATGATGAACATAATATTTTACAATATGAAAATACTATAAAAGCTAATCATTGGGTGAAGCTCAATAGACAATGGTATACTAAATGGTCAACTAAAGTGTGGGAGAACAATGAGGTGATATATAATAATGTATTAAGTCTAGAAAACAAAAGAGTTTATATTGCTTTTGATAGCTCTTCTCTTGGAGATACTATAGCCTGGATACCTTATTGTTTAGAGTTTAAGAATAAACATAATTGCGATGTTATTGTAAGTACATTCCATAACTATTTGTTTGAGAGTGTATATCCAGAACTTGAGTTTATAAAGCCAGGAACACCTGTTAGTAACATCTATGCTCAATATAATTTAGGTTGGCATTATGATATTAATAAGGAACCAGCTTTACCAAATACTATAAAGCTCCAACAAGCTGCAACTAATATATTAGGTCTTGATTTTGAGGAGATTAAACCTAGGATTGCATTCACTTCTGGTAACAAATTTGATAGTAAATATGTTACAATAGCAACTAACTCCACAGCTGGGTGTAAGTTTTGGACCAAAGAAGGATGGCAAGAAGTGATTAATCATCTAGTTAAAGAAGGATATAAAGTGATTAATGTATCTAAAGAAAAGAATCCTTTTGATAACTGTACACAACTAGAAGACTATTCTATGAATAACACTATAAACACCATATATTATAGTCAGTTTTTCATAGGACTCAGCTCAGGCCTCAGCTGGTTAGCGTGGGCTCTTGGTAAACAAGTGGTGATGATTGCTAACTTCAGTGAAAAAGATCATGAGTTTAGTTGTATCAGGATAACAAATGATACATTGTGTCATGGATGTTGGAACAATCCTCATTATAAATTTGATCGTGGGGACTGGGACTGGTGCCCCAAACACAAAAATACCCCTAGACATTTTGAATGCCATAGAGGTATTTCTTCTAATGATGTAATTATTAAACTTCCTCTGTAGGAGTGATGATATCAGAGTCTATTAACTTAAGGAATACAACATAACGTCCTTCAGAATTAATATCTTTGATGTCTTCTAATGTAATAACAGAATGTTCAATTTCTTTCTGTTCAGATAGTAATGTTTCATACTCTTGAGCAAACTGTACAAATTTAGGATTGATTATAGTTTTGGCTTCATCTAAGTGTTGTACAACAATAATGCCACCATTATCTGTTTCTTCACCATACTTCTTGATGAGTTCGTCACGTAATCCTTCTAATATCTTCTTATCTGCTGCAAATGAATTTACTAGTTTAGATAAATGATATTTAATTACTAGGTTAATTTTTTCTCCTAGTAAACCTTTAAGCACAAC